AACGATTCAGCGGCAACATTCAGGTCGAATGTTCTAAAAGAAGTACATCAGAACGCACTTAAATATGGTAAAGAACCCCCCGACACGGGTGGAGGGTCGGATAACTTCTCTGACTCATCCGTAAAGTGGACAATCAATGCGACATTCGCTAGTACAACTTCCAATCAAGTTACTTGGGCTAGAGCAGATGGTCTACCGGGAACTGTTACAATATCGGGGGATAACGGAGAGAAATATAATATTGGTGCAAGTAATACAGGAAGTATGTCCGGAGAGTCGATCATTTATCTTTATCCAGCAAATTCAACATCGTCATTTGCAACGACACTAGCTAAAGATTATAAAGAAGATAAAACAAAATTAGTAATTGGCAGAGCGGGTTTAGCTACAGGAGATAACCCACAAGCAACTTTTGACCTAGCGGAAAATATTTCTACAAGTGGGTCAAACAACCCGAAGATGAAATTTACCGTAGATAAACTAGCTCCCGGCGTTATATCAGTTACTGACGGTTCAGCAGCGGCTCCATCCGTTACTTTCGCATCTGACCCCGATTCTGGGATGTACCAGTACGGTGATGATCAAGTTGCTATTTCAGTCGGAGGAGTTGCAAGATTTATTACCACAGCGTCAGGACTTTATGCTACTACGTCAACCACTACAGGAACCGATTTAATTGTAACAGCAGGTGGTTTGATTGCAAAAAAATCTAGCTCTTTACAATATAAAGATAATGTAGAAACTTTAGATTTCGATTCTTCAAAACTTGACAATTTAAGACCGGTAAGTTATAACTATAAATCTGATAATACTCCAGATATTGGTTTAATAGCAGAAGAAGTTAATGAAGTATATCCTGAATTAATTAATTACAATGAAGAAGGTAAGCCAGAATCAGTGAAATATGATGGCTTATCAGTTATGTTGTTAGAGGAAGTTACAAAATTGCGACAAGAAGTTAAAGAATTAAAGGAGAAAAATTAATTGGTCAATTTTAATCCTAATGTGGAAGTTGACGCTGAGATTATTACGGTTGAAAACTTTAATCCTAACCAAGTAGAAGAAGCTCCTATTCCAGAAGATTTCGACGCTACTATAGAATAAAAGTTATATGACTTCTAAACGTGAGCAAATAATACAGCTACGTAAAGAAAACCCAGTTATAAGATTAACAAGAATTGCAGAGCAGGTTGGGGTTAACAAAGCGTATGTCCATCGAGTTCTAAAAAAGGCTGACCTCCCAACTAGGAGCGTACTGACGGCTCGAAAGAACACACCAAAACGAATTGAGTGTAAAGCGTGTGGAGAAGACGTACCAGTTGGGGCAACTCGTGTAGAACGCATACAACACCTACACGATGGTTGTCGTTATAACTACCATAGAATCTTAGTACATTGTAAATTCTGCCGAACCCCCTTTAGACGTAGGCGACATCAGTTATTAAGTTCTAAGAGTAAATATATCTATTGTAGCAAAAATTGTCTTTATAAGGCTAGAAAAGAAGAGAAGAGCTATGAATTGAATTGATTCTCCTGCGGAAGTGTGATATACTATAAGTATATCAATTAGAAGGGAAAAGGGGGACTTATGGATGTTAATTGACGATAATTTAATAAAGCAATGGGAACCTAAAATAAATCGAATGTTACAAACCACTTCGATTAGGGGCATGGATAGAGAAGATATCGCACAAGAATTACGAATTTCTATCCTTAAGGCAGCTAAAGGATTTGACCCTGAACGTAAAGTATCCTTTCATACGTATTTACATACCACAATGATTAATACTATCCGCACTCTTATTACAAAGGCACAACGTCGCCCCGCATTACGTAGTTTAGACAAGTATCTTTCTTTTGAAGACTATGAATCCGATCATTGGGTAAGTAGTCCAGCAGCCCAGAAAGCTTTATCAGTTACAGTTGACATGGATTCTAAACTTACGTTAAACTATATATTAGCAGGATTAAAACTTTCCGAAATTGAACGTTCTTTTTTAGAATTACGCATGGAAAATTTGACAATGGATGAAATTTCTAATACACTACAAGAGTCTGCTTATAAAATTCGTAATCGAATCAAGCAGAAATTGGGTGGTAGGACAGAACAAAGGCTTTTGCTATGGTTAAACGGGACGGAAAACCCTTAAGTGATTACAATTCGCAGGATGTGCGGAAAGAATTTACTTGGTTATATTCACGTAAACACCATAAGGACTATACAAATAAAGGTTTTATAGGTTATGATCTAAAAATTATTAAACAAGCTATTGAAAAATATGGTTTGTTTAAAGTTTTATCAGGGTTATATAATGGTATTAATACTAATTCAGATTCTGTATCCATTAAATACATTCTTAAAGGTTTTGAATTTAAGTATTATTTGACTAAGTATAACCCTGAACTGTATTATAAAGTAAAAGCATATGGGAACGATAAAGTAAAAGCATACTGGCGTAAATACGTACTTTTAGATGCTAAATGGTTTCCAACTGCGTCCTCCGAACAACAGAAGAAGAAAATTGAAACGAAGTTATTGGAGTGGTCAAATGCCAAAGAGAGCTAATAGAAAGGGGGGATTTTCTAAATCTACCTCGCCTAAAAGAAAACAGTTGCCTGTCAACGATCTAACTGGACGTACTGCTCCCGAAGGGCAATATCGAGTGATATCTATTGCTAAGGTCGGCTTTAGCTATAATCAAGAGGTATGGATAGAAGGAACTTTCTCCTCTTTCCCAGAAGCTAAGAAAGTTGCTGATGACAAAGCGGTAGATGGTGTGGTATGCTACATTCACGGTAGCGGCCCAAGAGTGATTTATAGAGCGAGGTAAAGATGCAGAGTTTTGAATACATAGAATCCGGTGTTTTATTTAATCTGGTAGACCCTGTAAATTTTAAAAACTTTAGATACACAGGTAAAGACTTTGCAAAGCATGGAGAAGTACATACATTTATTATTAATTATGTAGATCAATATAAAGAGACCCCCTCTATATCTACTTTGTCAGAAAATTACCCAACGTTAGATACGTCAGCGCAAACGTTAAATTATGACTATGCTGTAGATCAATTTAAAGATCAAGTAATCTATAGGAAAATTGTCAATTCAATTCAATCTCAAAAAGAATTATTGAAAGATAATCCATCAAAAGCCCTTTCGTCGATTATTTCTACGCTGGGGGACGTTGAAATAGAAACCGATGAGGATGTATCTATATACAATGATGGAACCCCTGTCAGATTAGAAGAGTGGAAAGAACGAACCAAGCGTCGGCAAATGGGAGATGGTTTGATGGGTATCCCAACTCCGTTTACTTCGTTTAACAATACGGGTGTGGGGTGGATGCCGGGGGAATTAATTGCGATGTTTGCCCGCCCAACCGTCGGTAAGACTTGGATGTGTGTGGAGGCTGCGGCTACCGCCGTTATGAATGGGTATAAGACATTACTAATTTCTACTGAAATGACAACATCAGCTATAAGTTTACGGGCAGATGTAGTACTAGCCAAGAAAATGGGATACAACTTTTCACATAGAGCATTACGTAATGGAGACCCCATTGACGAGGAACAGTACATGAGGTTTCTAAAAGAACTAAATGGGCGTTCATTGTTAGTGTGCGACCATATAGAAGGAGAGGCCACTATTTCTATAGAGAGTATTGCTAGGTTAGTACGAAAGCATTCTCCTGACTTTGTGGTTTTAGATGGAATTTATCTAATTTCATCCGGTGATGGTAAAAAGGCGATGTGGGAACAATCTCATGCGCTTTTCTATGGGATGAAAAACTTATGTTTAGCTACGAATACAGCTATATGGGTTTCAACGCAAGCCACCAGAGAGGCGGCAAATATGTTTGAGCCTCCTAGAGCAGACCAAGTAGCTTTTGGGGACGCTTTGATTAGGGCGGCTGATGTGGCTATGGCTATGTGTCTCATTGAAGATCATGATGATAAACGTTTAATGCAGATACAGAAGTATCGAGATGGCGTTCTACCTGCCGAGGAGTATTATTTGCACTGGGACGTAGATTGTGGTATGATTTATGAAGATGATGAGTTTTCCATCATTGACGACGATGATTTAGATGATGGTGGTTTTTAACAAGGAGTAAAGATAATGGGATTGTTTGATGTATTTAAAAATTCAGATAGTATTATTGTAAAGCAAGGTACATCTAAAGGGCCGGGGAAACCTAAAGTAAACATTACTATTGGGGATATAAAACGTGGGCGAGTTGTAGATGCTAATGGCTACAGTAGCGATATTGTATTATTCCTACGTGCCTCAAGGGTAAAACGAGAGCTTCGTGGTTAATTGGTCTAGTTTATTACTGGATGCAGGGATAGATGTCCCCTTAGAACGTGATCAATTTAATATCTCTTGTCCGTTTCATATAGATGATTTACCGTCCTGTTCAATTAATGTAACGGTAGGTAAATGGATATGTTTTGCAGGGTGTGGGCAAGGGTCATTAGTAACTTTTCTTTCAAAGTTGACAGGTCAAGGTATAGAAAATATACAACGGGACATTGCAAATAATGCAGTTGAATTTGACTTTGATTTCTTTGAGGGCGAATTTCCAAGTGAGGACGAACTTGGTGAAGTTGAATACCCCGGTAAGCGTCAGATAGTTCCTGAGTGGATTTTTGATAGGGGGTTTTCTCGTAAAACTCTAAAAGATTGGGATTGCGGTATGAATGACTACGGGGATTTAATTATCCCCGTTTATGATGCCAAGCAACGCTTGGTGGGGTGGATGGAACGTAGGATTGATGCGACTCCCAAGTATATGTATTCTAAGGGTTTGAGAAAGTCTCAACTTTTATTTGGGGAACATAAGATACAATCGACGCAGACCATCTGTATTACAGAGGGGGCCTTAGATACTATGTGGTTAAACCAGAACGGCTACACAAGTATCGCCTTATTGGGGGCTTCTTTATCCTACACACAACAAAATAGGTTAAAGGCTTTACACCCCGAAGAAATTGTGTTATGTTTAGATAATGATGCAGCCGGTCAAACAGCGATTAATAAAATTAATAGTTGCATGAGGGATAGCTGTGTGGTATCATGGATAGAGTTACCCGAACGGGTAAAAGATGTACAAGAGATACGTCAACAAACATTACTTAAACAAGTAATTGATAATAGAGCCTTTTGGTAAAGGCTAAAGGAGTGTAATTATGGGTGGTATATCCGCTATACAAAACAGAGTTGAAGAAAGTGCAAACCCACAGTTTTCACAAACTACTGGTCAGGAAATCTTTTTCAAAGATGGCGACCAAGCGTTCCTCACCCCAGTAGCTACTGGAGAGGAAAATGATCTTCTTTTGGATGAGGTTTATCTATACACGTACCGATCTGGAAACCGTTGGATTAACCTTCTAAAGGACGATGATGTAGATGCGTCAGACGTTCCCGATAACATAAGAGCGTCTCACAAGTTTGCATTTTGGGCATATGTTCATGATATTATGCACACTGAGAAGCGTTTTGATGATTGGGAAGAAGTTGAAGGCCCTCAAGGGAAGAAACTGTTCGTTCAACACGTTAATGATTTTCGAGTAATTCCGTTAGGTTTTGGTCGCAGTAATTACATTTGGAACCAACTTGTAGATGTTTATAATGATTGGGGAGCCTTGAACAAGGGAGTCATTAGAGTGAAGCGTACTGGCACAGGGATGTACGATACATCGTACACTCTGACAGCAACGGCAAGAAACACTGATGTACCTGCTGATAAACTCGCTTCGGTTTCTGATCTTACTGGTATTAAAGTCTATTACAAAGATCGTTATGGTCAGGTAAGTCAAGCAACTCCATCTAGTGAGGGAGTGTCGTTAGATACAGGTAACACGGATACCCTGTTGGAGAACGACCTCTTCAATTAAATGCTAGTTACTCCAGATACATATGAGTCGGTTCTTACAGTCATTAAAGAGTATCCAACATGGATTGTAGATGTAGAAACTAATGGTCTGGAGTGGCATGGTAAAAATCAGATTTGTGGGATTGGGGTAGCTGTCGAAACTGGAGATACATACTATTTCCCGTTTAGACACTACCCTTCTCTCGAAGCTGTAAACTTACATCCACCACAATTGTTCCAACTAATGGAAGCTATGAACAAATGTTCTACACTTATAGGATACAATATCAAATTTGATTTACACTTCCTAGAGAATGAGGGTCTTATTGTGTCCGACAAAGAATTGCTGGACGTAATTGTGTTGGTACGGCTAACAGAACCAGCGGATGTTAGAGAATTTTCCCTTACCGCTACGATCAAACGTAGTTACGGTGAAGAAGCGGCGGAATACGATATAACCACCAAGAAAATACTCCGTAAGAATAAATGGAATAAAGATTTTTCTCAAGCACCCCCAACTATTCTAGGGCCATATTGCGAAAAAGATGTTGAGTATACATGGAAATTATATCAAGATCGTATTAAGGAACTAGAACGAACGAAGCAGACAAAGATTTTTGACTTAGAGAAAGAATTAACTCACGTTTTGTACGCAATGGAAAAGCGTGGGTTGCCTGTCGATAGTAATTATGCTAAACAAGCTGCTGAGAAAATCATGCAACGTCAAGAGCAGATTAAAGAACGTATCTTTCAGACGGCAGGACATGAGTTTCTTCTAACGAGTCCCGCTCAGGTTGGTGAAGCATTAACAGCCTTAGGTATAAAATCAACAGTTAAAACGTCTAAAGGAAATAGTTCATGGGGGGAAGAAGCGTTAGCGCAGATCAACCACCCGGTAGCTGGTTATATGAGACAGTATCGTACCCTAGATAAACTACGGGCTACTTACTTAGAACCTTACTTTGATACAGATGTCGTGCATACAAATTTTTGTAACTGGGGAACTCTAACGGGGCGGTTATCTTCTAGAGACCCAAACCTACAGAACTTACCCCGAACTCATTTTCGGCTGTCTGACGAGCCTCTCTCAATAGAGGACAGGGAAGTGGTACGTGGGCGTATCTCTGCGGCGGTTGCGGCTAAAGGAGGCGTGTTTAACGCAGGGTTATCTGACGAGGTTATAGATACATGGGGCTTTATCGGAGATGAGTCATACGATGAATCAGATGAAGAGCAGATTTCTATACGGCGACTATTCGTTCCACGCCCCGGTTACTCTTTAGTTGGGTTCGACTACTCTCAAATGGAAGTTAGAGTATTTTTAGACTACTTCCGTAACCCAGAGATTGAAGCTTTACTAAAGAAAGAAGATGTAGATTTCCATGGTGAAGCCGCAACACTGGCGTTTGGAGTTAAGGAAGAAGACTCCGAATATAAATACTACAGACAGATGGCAAAAGCTATTACCTTTGGTACTATCTATGGGATTGGTTCCCGTAAACTAGGAGTGCAACTAGGTGTCACTATGCAACAGGCTGCTGACTACAAGAAACAGTATTTCAAGGGACTAAAGGGATCACGAGAATTCTTTGAGAAGGTAGTACGAGTTGTTAGTAGTAGGGGATGGATAAAGAATAGATATGGGAGACTTTATATTGTGCCTAAAGATTTAGCTTATAAGGGAGTGAATTATTTAGTTCAGGGAACAAGTGCCGATATTCTGAGTGAGCGGATGATAGAAGTAGATAAATATTTACAGGATAAAAAAAGTAATATTTTAGTTCAGGTTCATGATGAGATTATTTGTGAAGTTCATAATGATGAGTTAGAAGAAGTGACACCACACGTTCAAACGTTGTTACAAGAAAATACTTTGGGGATACCCCTTGAGGTGGATGTAGAAGTTTGCTCCCCTTCGTGGGCGACAAAGAAGGATTTCGCATTGACAGAAATCCCCGAACCTGTTACAATTAGTGATTACATAGATTGGGATTAAGGAGAGTTTAATGGCTAAAGTTGGATTGAAGTTAGGGTTTACTTTTAGAGTTGGCCCCCTAGACACTAATCAGTACGCACGTATTGATTGTGAGATACATGATATTGATACTGATATGGATATCCCCACACAGCTTGAAGGATCAGAACTAGCACTTGGTCAAATGTGGGCGCATGTTCGGGATGAAGTAGACAAGAATATTGACGAAGTATTAAACGAAGGTTCATCTAAATGAGTATTAAAGAATTAACCAGAGCTAAAGTTCTTGAACAGGTTTTACTAGAACGAGAGAGTCAAGATTTAAAATGGGGAGACCAAACCTTTAATTCCGATGATCATTGGACAGTTATATTAACAGAAGAACTGGGTGAAGTAGCACGAGAAGTCTATGAGAAAAACGAAGCTGACATGTATACCGAAATTATACAATGTGCTGCGGTTTGTTTTGCGTGGGCGGAAGCCTGTAATAACCGTAAGGAACAATTACCTAAGGGGGTTTAGATGGAGACAGATTCTGAGAAAGTTATTGAAGGTTTACTTAAAGATAAGAAACTAAATCTGTTTCGTGGAGACGATAGTGCCTTTGAATACTCTAGAATACCTTTCAACATCCCAGCCCTCGATAGATTAACGGGTGG